TCGCGCCAGCCGCTTTCCCACTGTTCTGTCGTATGCGTTACAACATTTTATGACAGCGGCTTACACAAACTGTGCTACATTTCCATTAGTTACATTTCTGTAGCTGGTCACAAAATTAGGAGGAAGTGATGGCGCAAGTACGACAGAGAGGGAAGGCTTGGCAGGCGATCGTGGCCCGTAACGGGCATCGCACCTCGCGCACCTTTAATACCGACGGCGAGGCGCGAGCCTGGGCGTTGGCAGAGGAGCAGCGCTTGATGTCGCTGGTCCCGGAAGACATCAAGCAACAGGGCCGAGGACAGGCCCGAAGGCACCGGGTGATCGCCGCGCGAAGTGCGGAGCATCTGCTGCGGCGAGCTGTGCCCTATCCGCGCATTTGCGGGGTCTACTTCCTCGTCAAGGACAGCACCATCGTCTATGTCGGCCAGTCGACGGACGTGATGGGGCGCCTCTCTGAGCACTGCAAGAACGGGAGACCCTTCGAGAAGTTCGCCTACATCGAGGAGCCGGAGTGCATGCTTGTCGCGGTAGAGCGCGCATACATCGTCGCGCTCGCACCGCGGTGGAACATCCATTCAAACGGCACGGCCGGTACAGGAGGGCAAGATGGCTTCTATTCGTAAACGGGGAAATACCTGGCAAGCAATCATCGCACGCGGCGGGGTGCGTAAATCCGCTACATGGGACACCAAAGCGCAGGCGGTCGCGTGGGCGGCCCACGAGGAGTCGCGGATACTCGCGGCCAGGCACGGTGAGATACCGCCGGGCATCACCTTTGGACAACTGCTCGAGCGATACCGGGACGAGGTTGTGGTGAACAAACGGGGGGAGAAGTGGGAGACCACCCGCATTAACATGATCTTGCGCGATGATCCGATCGCCAATATCCTGCTGACCAATTTCGCTGAGCCGAACGTCGCTGCGTGGCGCGATCGCCGACTGAAGTCGGTGAGTGGTTCTAGTGTGCTCCGGGAATGGACGATACTCAGTCACGCCTGCACCATCGCCACGAAAGAGTGGAGATGGCTAAAGCACAACCCGTTCAAGGAGGTATCCCGCCCTGAAGGCAACCCTTCCCGGTCGCGCCGACCGACCCCTGTTGAGGTCGAATGCCTGCTCCGCACACTCGTCTGCGACCCTCAAGTCACCCCGGTGACGAAGACCGCGCGCGTAGGTTTCGCCTTCCTGTTCGCCCTCGAGACAGCAATGCGGGCCGGGGAGATCGTCGGGCTGAAATGGGCAGACATCACGGGCCACACCGCTGTTCTCCGGATGACCAAGAACGGCCACGGCCGGGTGGTTCCGCTGTCGCGGGAAGCCCTCCGCCTGATCTCCTTGCTGCCGCACACAGGACCTGACGGAAGCGTCTTTCAGATCGAATCCCAGCAGCTCGATTTCATGTTCCGTCGGGCGACCGCCAAGGCGCTTATCGAGGACCTGCACTTCCACGACTCCCGCCGCGAAGCCCTGACCCGTCTCGCGAAGAAACTCAGCCCGATGGAGCTGGCGAAGGTGTCCGGGCATCGCGACCTGCGTATTCTGCTGAACGTGTACTACGCCCCTGACGTAGCGGACATGGCCTCCCGGATCGGCTGATCACTCCTCGGCGTCGAGGCCGTACACGCTGCGCGAATACGAGACCTCGTCGGCCCAGTCCCGCTTCACGCTGCTCGCCTCTTCGCGCGCGTTCTTCTTCAGCATCTCGCGCACCTTGAGCCGCCCCGCTTTCTGCTCCGGGGTCTCCGGGCCAGTCTTCTCCGGCTTGCCGACGCCGGTCGCCTGCGCGGCCAGGCTCAGCTCCAGCGCGCGCATTTTCAGCAGACGCTCGCGCTCGCTGAAGGGCAGCCGCTTGCCGGTCGTGTCGTCGGTCTTCAGCGCCTTCGGCATCGCCTGCAGCGGTACCTCGTTGCGCATCGCCCAGGCCGCGGTCGGGTCGTCCTTCTCCGGCACCGCCTGCAGCGGCAGCGGGGTGCCGTGGCGCGGCTCCGGGATCGGGCGGCCGGCATAGTCCAGCTTCGGGTCAAGCGTCTCGCGCCAACCAGGCACACGACGCTGGACCTGAGCCCCCCAACTATCGAGGTACTGTTGCATCCTGCCGCGGGCGACCTGTTGCGCCCAGCCCTCGGCGTCGCGTTTGTACTGGTCGCTCATGTCGCCCAGCTGCGGGATGAAGTTGGGGATTGTCGACCCCAGCACCATCGACTGCGGCAGCCGCTCGGTCAGATACTTCCAGCCGCGCCCCTCGACGTCGAGCGCGGCCTGCATCGCTTCCTCCGCGCCTTTCATAAAGCTCTTGCCGACCACCACCTGGCCCAGCGCTGCAGCTACCGTGCGTCCGGCTGCAGCGTAGTCGCCGGTGTCGCTGCCGAGTCGGTAGGCGTCCTTCGCCGCGATCGTCAGGCCCATCATCGAGGCGAAGGGTTCCAGCCGCCACAGCGGCACCACCACGTCGCCGGTCTTGAGACCGAGCTTCTCGTTGTTGGCCAGCCACAGCGCCTGCTTGTTGTAGTCGAGCGGACCCATGCCGGAGAGCTTGCTCTCGTCGTCATCGTCGCCGTCCCCGTGCAGCGCCAGGGTCACCAGCGCCAGCCCCAGACCCACCACCGCCTGGGCCAGCGCCGCGTTGCGCGCGTCGGTGCCGTGGTAGCCCAGCAACTGGTCGCGGTTGACCAGCTGGCCGAGCACCGGCGTGTAGTCGAGGCTGCGGTTGATCAGGTTCACCAGGGTCTTGATGAAGGGGACGATGAAGCCGATCATCGGGTGCGCGCCGACGAAGCGCTGCACGCCCGACATCCCCTCCGACAGCGCGGTCTGGAAGGTCTGGTACTCGGCCATCTCAACGGCCTTGCCGTAGTCCACCGGCTGCCCCTGCGCCTCTTGCATCGCCAGCGCGTAGCGGTAGGGCACGATCTTGAACAGCAGGTCCATCGCACCCAGCGGCGAGAAGCCAACGGTGCGCACGCCCTTGCCGTACAGACCCGGCAGCGCGCCGCCGTGCTGATCCATCCACTTGTTGCCTCCGAGGTCGAGCAGGTCCTGGCGGGTGCCCGGGCGCGCCTGGGCCAGCGCCTCGAAGTGCGCGGCGGGGAACTCCTGCGTCATGCCGAAGCGCAGCACCGCGTAGACGTCGGCCGCGCTGCGCAAGAGCGCCGTGGTCAGCGCCTTGTAGTGGTTGGCGGCACCACCGCCCCCCGGCAGCGCAGCCGCGATCGGCCGCGTGATCCCCATCTCGATCGCCTGGAACGCCGCGTTCGATACCACGTTCACCCCGTGCGTGAAAATGCCGGTGAGGATGAACGCGCGGAAGTGCTCGAGCCACGCCGCCATGAAGTTGTGCAGCGCGCCGACGGTGCCGCGGTGCTTGGTCGCCTCCAGCTTCTTCTGGTAGATCGCGTTGGCCACGCCCTGGAAGAACTGCGCCACCTGGCCGAGGTCGAGGTTGGCGCCCTGCGCACGCATCGCACGCTGGATGCGCTGCATCCCCTTGATGCCGCCGACTGCCGCTTCGATCTCGGCCATCGTCACGCCACCTTTGCCGATGAACTGCGGCTGCTTCATCGCGGCGACGCGCTGCTGCACGCCCAACAGGCGCTGCTCCTGCTGCTGCAGCCGCTTGACGGCTGCCTGCATCCGGGCGCGCAGCTTCGCCAGTTCGCGCTGGGCGATGCGCAGATCGGCGGTCGCCTTGGCGGCGGCCTGCTCGGCACGACGCGCGGCACCCTGCGCCTGGCTGATGTCGTAGGGCGTCGGCGTCTTCGCCTTGGCGGCGGCTTCCTTCTCCTGGGCCAGCTGCAGCCGCTTGTTCGCCTCGCGCAGCTTGCGCTCGGCTTCCTTCAGCGCGCTGGTCGCCAGGTTCGCCTCGGCTTCCGCCATCCGCGCCTTCTGCTCCTGGCGCTTCAGCTCGGCCGGGTCGACCGCGTTGTCGCGCGCCTTCTGCAGCATCTCGTTGGCGCGCGCCAGGCGATCGGTCGCCGCCTTCAGCCGCTCCTTCACCAGCTTCTCCCAGTCCTTCGCCGCCTGGGCTTCGTTGGCCGCACGACGCGCGGCGCCCTCGGCCTGGGTGATGGCGAATGCGCCGGGCGTCCGGTCGACGGCGTTGGCGCGCTGCTGCTCGGCTTTCTTCAGCCCGGCGTTGGCTTCGGAGAGCTGCTTCTTCGCTGCGTCGCGCGCACCCCGCGCATCGCGCACCTGGTCGCGCGCGGTGGTGAGATCGGCCTGCGCCGCGTCGACGTCGGCTTTCACTTCCTCGGTCGCCATGCGGGCGTCGCCGAGGTCGCGCATCGCGTCGTTGTAGTCGGCCACCGCCTGCTTCTCGGCGTCGTTCATGTTCGCCGTCACGCCCACCGCCTGGTCGGCCGCCAGCGTCGCCTCGTCGAGCGACTTCAGCGCGCGCTCGGTGCGCTGCTGCTCGCTCACTCCCGGCTTGCGCTCGAGCCAGCCAGCGTAGGACAGCGCGCGGCCGATCTCGGACAGGTTGGCGCGGGTGGCGATCATCAGGTTGATCGTGCTCGCCATGCGCTGCGAGAAGTCGGCGCCCTCGGGGTCGGCCAGCAGCTGCGCCACCGACAGCCGTGCCGTCGCCGCGCCCGCGCCCAGCAGCTCGGCAGCCGGCACCGCGCGCCCGTTGACGTCGACGCTGCCCTGCGCCAGTGCTGCCGCGACAGCTTCCGCGCTCCAGCCCAGCCGGTGGGCCAGCCGCTTCGCTGCTTCGTCGCTGGCTTCGTGCGACACGCTGCCGCGCTTGGCGGCTTCCCAGTCTTTCTCGGCAGCCTCCATTGCGCGGTCGACAAAGCTCACCGCCGCCGGGTCGTCCTGACCCACGAGCCGCGCGTAATCCTGACGCAACTGCTCCGGGGTCTTGGGTTCGCGCGGGGTGGAGCGGCGGATGTCGGGGTTGGTCGCGTCGAAGTCGCCGTTGTTGCCGACCGCACTCTTGAACTCGGGCGTGTCGACTTGCCTGCCCGGGCTGCGCTTGATCTCGATCGTGCGCTCGCCCAGCAGGATCGCGCCGCCCTGGTCGCCGAAGGCGCCCCTGTAGTAGACACCGTCGAACCCAGCGGCCATCACCGCCTGCTCAAAGAAGTTGCCGACCAGATTCGGAGCCGGTGTCTTTGCGTAGGCGGCGGGGAGGAGCTTCAGCGGGTCCTGCTTCGCGTCGTACAGATTGTCGAGATCAACCGGGTGCGGGTGCGGGCCGACGCCGGTCTCGGGAACGATCCCGTTGCCCTCATCGACGTAGAAGTAGATGCGGTGGCGCTGCTCCGGGGTTGCCGACCAGTCTCCCAGCCGGGAAGCCTTTCCGCCGGGCATCCCGCTGCCGGACTTGCTGCTGTCGAGGACGTCGCGCGGCTGCTGCGAGTAGTGTACGCCGGTTACTTGGACGGCATGTTCTTGCCTGTCGCCGCGATCAGCTCGCGCAGCATGATCTCCATCCCGATCCCCGCGGGCCGCATCGGGTCGTCCCGCGTCAGTTCCGGCATCTTCTGATTCATCAGCGCGCGCGCTTCGCTGAACTGCCCCTGGTCCACCAGCGCCATGATCGCCACTGCCGGGTCGTCGGGCTGGGCTGAACTTGAGTCCTGCGGCGACGACGGGGTCGAGCTCGCTGACTTCGATCCCAGCAGTGCCTGGGCTTCCGGCGTCGGCGTATGCTGCATCACCGCGTCCTTGATCCCCTGCCGGTCGCGCGTCGAGGTAACGGCGGACGCCGTCCCAGTCGATGCTGGCGTTGTGGTATTGGTCATAGTGGTCTGCTCCAAACTTGTTCCAGAATTCCTTCGACTGATCCAGCGCCTCGATCACGCGCACCGGGCCGCTGCTGTTGGCGACGATCTGCGTCACCACCTTGGCTCCGAGCCCGGAACGCTTAGTGTAGACCTCGAGGTCGTGGATCGCAACCAGTTGCTTGTCCTTCACGTCGGCCACAAGCTGGCCGAGCTTCTGCCCGCCGTCGCCGAGGATCGCGAACAGGGTAGGGGTGGCGCCCTCGGTCACATGACCGGCGTGGCCCATGATCCCCAGTTCGGCCATGCCACCGGCGTCGAAGTCGGTCTCGTGCGGGATGGGCTTGATGGGGTCGAGCACGAAGCCCGGGCCTTGGTACACCGGGCCGTTGCTGGATTTGAGTACCGCGGCCCAGTGGTAGTCGGTGCGACGGGTGCTGCGCTTCACATCCCCAACCCGGCCCTCGGTCCAGGTCCACTCCGGCATCAATCCCGTCTTCTGGTCGGCGAACACGGTCTCCTCGACCGGGGCGCTCTGGTTCGCTTCGCCGTGCGGACCGTAGTTGAGCCAGCTGTTCTGGCCGCGAGTCTCGCTGGTGATCGCAGCGACGGCGCTGCCGGTGAACAGGCGGACGTGGGCCTGCCAGGCATTCTCCTCGCCCTGGGCGCGGAAGCCGGCGCCCTCGAGGCCGTGGCCGAAGGCGTCATGCACCGCGCGGAAAAGGTCGTTCGCCAGCACGCGCTTCATCGTCGTGCCGTCGGGGCTGCCGACTGGCCAGGTGAGGCCGGTGTCTGTCAGCAGCGGGTTCTCGGCGGGGTCGAAGTCGGAGGTGCCGAAGCCGTCGTCGGTCGGGAACACGCCCATGCTCTGGTTGGCGCGGATGTCGCGCATCGCGTTCCACGGCGTGGCCAGGTACTCGACGTTGTCGGGGATGTTGAGGTCGGTGAACCAGAAGCGGTAGCCGGCGTCGGCCAGCGCCTGGTACTGCGCCACGGTCTGGCGCACCAGGTTGTCGTAGGCCTCGCGCACGGCGGGGTCCTGCGGGGCGTGCGGCATCGCGTCGTAGGCTGCCGCGAGGCGGCGCGCACGGTCTTCGTCGAGCTGGACGTATTCAGCCTGGCGCTTGAGTTCGACGCCGATGCTGCGGGCGTACTGCTCCGCGACCGCAACCAGGCGCGGATCGGGGCCGGTGAAGCCGGTGATCCGGGGTGCGCCTTCTAGCGCTTCTTGCGCAGCTGCGCGTTCTGGTGCTTGAACTTTGCCAGGCGCAGCGCGCCCGCCTTGATCCCGTCCGCTTCCGTCTCGGGTGCGTTGGGGTCGAACCGTGCCGGTGTCGGCGGCTGGCTGGCTGCGGGTTGACGTCTGGGTATCTTCATTCTGCTGTCCTTTTTTCGAGGTGCGCTTGGGCGAGGCTACCACAAGCGGTTGCTTGCTGTCCACTGGCGGTTGGGCCTTGGCCGGTTTCATCCCCAGTGCCAGGTTGGCCTTGGTCTTCGCCATCTCGGCACCGGCGCCGTGGTGGGTGTAGTAGCGGATCAGCGCCTGCGCAATGGCTTCGCGCACCGCCGTGGCGTTGGTGACGTAGCCCTCCTGGAAGGTGCGGCCTTGCACCAGGTCGCCGAGTTTCTTCAGCGCCTGTTTCATCGCGTCGATGAACTTGCGCACGCCGGTCGCACCGTGCTTGGCGTCGACCGCATCCAGCACCCGTTCCCAGAAGGCCGGGTCGGCGTGCAGGTTGCCCCCGATGTCGGACGCCGCCTCTTCGCGCAGCTTGGCCGGGGCCATCTTGGGGTCGCCGTAGTAGCGGCGGTACTTGAGGTAGTTCTCACCGGTCAGGTTGTCTTCCATCAGCTGGTCGACGGTGTCCGCGATGCTGCGGTCGACCGGGTCGGCGGAGTTGCGCAGCGTGTGCAGCGCGATGTGGGTGATCTCGTGCCCGGCCGTCGTCGGCGCGGCTGCGGATGAGACCGGCGTGCTGACGTCGACGTAGACGGTCTTGCTGATTTCAGGGACGGTGAACTGCTCGGCGCCCGTGTTCGGCGCGTTGACGTAGACGAACTTGATCCCGCTCAGGTCTCCGAGCTTGGCGAGGAATTCGACATCATCGCTTCCAATCCTGCCCGCAGCTCCATCGTCCCGCAGGCTCTCCGGCGCAACGACGGTGATGCCGGCGAGCCCAGCGGCGTTGCCTCGGATGTATTCGGCGTCGTCGGACTTGTCGGCGGGGTCGAGATCGGCTGCGGCGTCGGCGAACCGCCGGGCGAGCAGGTCGAGGGGCTGCTGGTCGGCGGGGCCTGGATGTGGAGAACCCGGTTGCAGTGCGGGTGCCACGGCTTCGCTTCCCGCGGTTCCGGCTGCGTCGGCTGACTTGTCAAGGGTTTGCTGGTCGGGACGGGGCTGGACATCGGTTTCTCCGGTGGCTTCGGTGCGGGGTGCTGACGACACTACGCCCTCGGCGGGGGTTTGTACAGTGGCGGTCGCTTCCATCCCCAGCGGCAGCGTGGTGTTGCCGTGCTTGAGCCAGGACTTGAACTGCGGCACGTCCATCGGCGTTACTGCGCCTGCGCGCTCGCCGCCGCGGCCGTCGCTGAAGCCAGCCGCATAGCCTGCGGTTGCTTCCTCCTGGCTGTCGAAGCCGAAAAGCACCTTGTGCTCGTCGAAAACCCCGGTGTCGGGGTTGACCTGGTCGACCACGAAAACCTGCTGGCTCTCCGGGTTGGGTCCAAGGTAGACGTCGACCTGGTCTCCGTCGGCGCCGGTAGTGCGCTTGATGTATCCGTAGTGGTGCGGCATCGTCACCGACCACTTCTCGCCGTCGGAGTCGGTGCCGCTGCGCTCGGAGCCCTGGGGGTTCTCGATCGCGATGTCGAGGCCCTGCAGGTTCAGGTGGCCCTTGCGGTAGGTGCCGGCCTCCTTCTGCGCCTCGGTGGGCTGCGGCAGCTCGTTGTTGGGGGACGTCGCAGCGTCGTGCGCGACCATGTCGACCTGCTCGGCGAGCGTGGGTGCTGCCGCGGGAGCCGGCGTACCCATTTCAGGCATCGGCGGCGCCGCTTCGGTGTTCAGGTCCTGTTGCTGTTCAGGTTCCGTGAACACCGGCGCTTCTTGAACGGGAGTCTCCTCGGGCGGAGGGGGTTCTGCGGGTGCCGCTTCCGCCGGCAGGACGACCGGCTGCGTCGCCTGTTGGATCGCGGCGTCGAGCAGCGCGTCGGTGGTGGCGTCGGCCTTCTGCTCGCCGGTGTTGCCGACGTGCGGGACGATGGTCGTGGGGGTGCTCTGCGGCACCGCGTCGAGGGAGATGTCGCGTGCGTCAACGCCCTGCTGCAGCGCCTGCCCGATCAGCGCCTCTTTGCTGAGCGGGCTGCGGGCGACCTCGGCCGTCGTGCTGACCGTCGCTGCGCCGCCGCCCATGCCGAGTGCCACCACCGCGGTGTCGAACGCGCGGTGGAACAATTCCTTCGGGGTGTACTTGGCTCCCTGCGACGCAGCGGCGCCGACCGACACGCCTTCCTGCGCCACTTCGGTGCCGGTCTCCCAGCCTGCTTTCTTGCCGAGGGTCCACAGCACTTCCTTCGCCGCGTCGACGTAGCCCTTCTCGATCAGCGCGGTGGCGATCTCGCTGCCCGTGGCGCGGGTGAGCATGTCCTTGGGGATCACCTTGCCTGCGCCGAAGCGGTCGAGGATACCGATCAGCGTGCCGGCGCCTACGGCGAGCCCGTCGTTGCCGTCGACACCCTTCTCCTGCAGCTCGGACTTGACCTCGCCAACGCCGAGTACGGTAGCCCCCACCGCGGTCGTGCCTCCGAGCACCGCCGCGGCAGGGACCGAGAAGGGCGCGGTCAGCGCAGCCGCGGTGCCGCCGACCAGCGTCGCCCCGGTCGAGGCCCAGTTCTCGGCGATGCGGGTACCTGCCAGGTCGAGTGCCGCACCAAAACCGCCGGTGTCGTAGCGCTCGATGATGGTGGCCGGGTCGACCTGGTAGCCGCCGAGCGCGATGTCCGCTTCCTGGTCGGCGGCATACTCGGCGCCGCCGCGTTTGATGTTCTCGAAACCGAATGCGCCGCCGATCGCCTCCATCCCCTTGCCTGCGAGCTTCTGGGTCTGGTCGACCGAGTATTCCCATGCAGAGTCTGGGTCGGCTTCGGCGGCCTGCTTCTGCTCAGCCACGCGCTGGTCGAACGACGCCGCGCCCTGCTTGATCCTCTCGTCGGCCAGCTTCTTCTCGACCTGCTGCATGCGCGCCAGCTGCCCGGGCTTGTTCTGCGCCAGCCAGGCTTTCTCCATGCCCGGGCGAACCATGACCGGGGCCTGTGCTTTGTAATCGGGTTCCGGCGTGACGCCCAGTGCCTGGTCGACGTTGCCTGCCGTGACGGTGCCGGTCGGGGCGGGGGCCGCTTCTTCCTTGATCTGGGTGTTGTACTCGCCGCCCTCCCACTCGAACGTCTTCGCGCCGGCCTTGCGCGCCGCGGCGAAGGCTTCGGTGAACTTGACGGTAGGGACGGCGTCGACCGGGGCGGGCGCCTCGGCGACGGGTTCGGGGGTGGGGGTGTCGCCGCTGATCTCGGGCGAGACGAGCGGAGCATCGGGGAGCAGACCAGCCTGGTCAGAGGCGCGCTTCTGTTTCGCGCGGCGGATGTCGTCAAGCAGACTGGCCATGGGTGAAACCCCGAGTTGTAGTTACCCCTCGGAGTCTACGCTCTTGCTTGCAATGTCAAGCCGCTACTTCAACCCGGGCTGCTCCCACGGCGCCGGGCGCTTGTTGCGGCGCAGCACGTCGTGTGCCTTCATCGCCTGGTCGCGCTCGGTTTTCGACAGCGGCACGCCGTCGCGCATGTACATCTTGGCGACGCCGCCGGGGGGCTTGGCGTAGGTCACCCCGGACAGCGCGTTGTAGGCCTCGTCGACTGCGTTGGGTGCGCCCTTGAGCGGCACCAGGCCGGAGGTCTTCGCGCCTTTGTCGGTCACCACCACGCCCTGCCCGCCGCCGGCCATCTCCTGCGGCGTCTGGCCCATCTGGATCACTGTCGTGGCGGGCGGTTGACGCGTCGTCAGCAGCTCGATCTTCTTCTCTGCCAACGCGCGATCCGGGCTGCCCTCGGGCAGCGAGTCCCGCAACTTCATCATCTTCGCCAGCTCCGACGAGGACTCGGTCTTGACCTTGGCCTGTTCGACCTCGATCCTTCCCGCAACGTCGCGCTTTTCCTTGCGAATTTGCGCGGCCTCGGCGGCGGGGGCTTCCACCGAAATCTTGTACACCTGCTCCGGCGACAAGCCGCCGTAGGCCTGCGCCGCGATCTCCTGCGCCTTGCCGGTGTGCGAGCTGAGCAACTTGTTGGTCTTCTCGTTGCGTATCTCGACGGTGTAGTCGCCGTCCTTGCCGGGTACCGCCACGGCATACTGGCCGTCCGGCAGCTGCTTGTTGTAGAGGTCCTGCGCCGCCATGATCCCGCCGTGCAGATCGCCGCTGTTGACCCTCTGCATCCCTTCGCCCCAGGAGCGCATGTAGGCCTTGCCCTGCTGGCTGCTCGACCACTCCTCGAACTTCATCGCATCTTCGGTCTTGCCTTGCTGCATCAGCTTCTCGGTGACCTTGGCTGCGTACTTCTTGTGGAAGATGTCGGTCGCGTTGAGCTGCGGCTTGTTGATCTCGCCCTGCGTGTATGCCGGTGCGGAAGGCGTCGGGCCGCTGGGTGCCACGGCCTGCAGCCCTGGCTGCGCGGAAGCGGGGTTCAGCGCAGCCTGCATCGAGGCGGTCGCGGACTGAGGTGCCTTGGGTTCCGGGGTGATCGCCGACTGCATCGCCTGGGTGGGCGACTGCGCGGCGGCTTGGGGTTGCCGTCCGACACCGCCGCGCGTCTCGGCGTCGATCTCGGCCTGCATTGAGGCTGCCGTCTCCATCTCCGCGGCATTGGAGTCGCGCGCCGCTTTGTCCTTGTAGCTGTAGTCCGGCGTCGCCGCGTCGTCCGCGCCGCGGTCGAGCGTGTAGTCGGTGCCGCCCGACGCGGCGGCTTCTGCGGTCGACTTGGCCATCCCGTCCTTCATCGTGTCGGCGACCTGCGACTTGGCGTAGTCGTCCATCACACCTTTGGTGATGCTGTAGGCTTTCTGGAACGCATCCAAACCGTTGTTGATGTTGACCGCGCCGCGGTGCTTGCCTCGCTGGTATGCCATTGTCAGTTCTCCGTATCCATCTCGGTCCGCAGGTGGACCAGGTGTGTAGTGATCTCGCGCTCGATCTCGCGCAGGTTGGCGATATAGGTGGCGTGTACGTCGGGGTGCCGCGCCTTCAGATACTCGCCTTTGCGGTCGTCCCACCACGCGGTGCAGCCCAGGCACTCTGGAGCGCTGATACTGGTGGCGAACTCGTATACGGGTGACACCGGTGCGCCGACATCGCGCAGCAGCCCGAAAACGTCCTCGTGGGTGAAGTCGCGTACCGGAAGCCAAATCTCGACGCCGTCATGCCAACCTTCTGCTGGGATCGCCCCGGTGTCGGCCAGCTTGGTACCGCGGATCAGCAAGTCGATCCCGTCAGCTTTCACCTGCCTGTGCAGCGGCAGCATCAGGTTGTTGAGGCAGCAGTCGAAGCGGTTGCTGATACGGGTCTCGCTCATGCCGTACATCCGCCCAATCGTGTGCGAGTGGGCCGGAACCAAGTCCGACGGCATGCCGTGCTCGGTGCGCCAGGCGACCACGTCGGACTTGACCTCGACGAAGTTGGGTATCCAGCCCCGGACCGCATCGACTACGGCGGTCGTCTCGGGTATCGCGTCACCGGTGTTGAGGTGGTAGACCGTGATGTCCTTCAAGAACGGGCGCAGCAGATACAGGCAGGCCAGCGAATCCTTGCCCCCAGAAAACTGCAAAGCGGCCCGACGGCCGCGCAGGCGGTGCGGGCGGTCGCTCTTTTCAAACAGCGTCACCCCGTGGGTCATCCCCTCGAACAGGCCGGTGTCCGCGGCCGCGCGGACGGTGTCGCCCGGGGCGAGGTGCGTATCCTCGACGAACCCGACATGGTCGAACCCTACCAGTGCCGCCCAGTAGCGGAGCAGTGCGGGGTTATGTGCGCGGTAGTCCAGGGTGCTCTCGAAGTGGTCCGCTGTGGTCGCGGTCGCCGAATGTACGTCGTGCAGCAACAGTTTGCCGCCGGGTTTCAGCAGGCGGTGTGCCTCCTCCAGTACCGCCGCAACGTCGCCGTGCCCGAGCGCGTATGCCAGGACGACTGCGTCGTAGGTGTTTGCCGGGAGACCGGTGTCGGCCATGTCGCGGTGGCACTGGACGGCCCACTCGGGGGACTGCTCCAGTTGCCAGGCGTTGTCGTTGACCAGGGTGAAGTGTAGGTCGCTGCGCTGGTAGTGCGCCAAACGCGCGAATTCCCCTGTGCCCGAGCCAAGGTCAACGACGTGAGCCGACTCTGGCAGGTCCAACAGATCGAGCAATACGCGTACGTGGTCCGGCTCGGTGTCGGCGAGGCGCCAGAAGTTGAGCAGGCGCACCCCCTCGTCGGCAAGTGCCCTGGTCTGGTCAATGACGAGTTGCGGGTTGGCGTACATCAGATCATCGCGACCGCGATGCCGCCGACCGCCCCGATCGCAGCACCCGTACCGCTGGCTCCCGCTGCCTGTGCCCCGTTCGCAAGCCCGGTCTGCGAATCCAGGATGTCTCCCAGCCCGCTCTGCAGCATGTTGCGCCCGGAAGCGATCGTGCTCGCCCCCTGGCCCATGCCAGCCATGTATTGGTTGCCCGCGGCCATTGAGTTGGCCCCGGCGCTGTTACCCGCGTTGATCGCCAGCCCATAGGCGCCCTGCGACGCCCCGGTCAGGTTGCGCCCGAGGCCCACCGCGTCCAGTCGGCGGGCGTAGCCGACGTTGTCCGCCTCACGCCGGGTGGCGTTCGTCGCCCCGGTGCGTGCCGCAGCGAGACCGAGGGACGCGGTACGCGATGCCCCAGTGAACCGACCCGAATTGGGGTTGACCCCCATGGCGGTCAGCGCTCGGCTGTTCATCCCCTGGGTGGTGCTGAAGGCGTCCCCGGCGTCCGCGGCGGCTTGTGTTGCTTGTTGCTCGCGGTAGGCGTCGCTGCTGAATTTCTCGGCGTCGGCGACCAGCCTCTCCTCGGCCGGGCGGAACGTACCCTTCTGGTACGCGTAGGCGTCGCGCGCCTGTTGGGTCGTCTCGTTCTGCGTCGCGACCTGCGCGTCGGAAATCTGCTTCAGGAACGGGGCTGCGTCTGCATACTGCAGCTTGGCGAAGTCGAGCTGTTCGCGGCCGAGTGCGGCCATGATCTCGGCGGACTCCTTGCTGGCCTCCGCCATCGGGGTGTAGTCGGGGGCGGCGGGTGTGTCGGAACTGTACAGTCGCAGGCGGCCGATCTCGGGACGGAACGCCCGCAGCGGCAGTAGGTCGAACTCGTGTTTAAGTCTCATGGGGCGTTCCCCTCCAGCCATTTGCAGGTTTCCGGACGCATCACCAGCATCACCATGTCGCCGCCGGGGAAGCCGTCCTTGATCCGGAACTCCTCCTCGAATCCGAGCTTCTTGTCGAACGCCAACACCGCGGTCCACACCGACGGACACATGCCCGTCACACGCTTGAGCCCCTGCTGGTGGAACGCGTAATCGAAAAATGCCCGGATCAGCGCGTAGGTATCCTTGCCTGTCTTGGTGAACCGGTAGTGCGCGAAGCCGTTGGCCCCGGGCAGCATGTGGTCGATCACGATCCCGGCGACCAGTTCGCCCTCGCGTTCGGCGCCCATCGCGTAGTAGTTGCCGTAGCGCGCCAGCGGATCGCCGCCCTGCGCCACCCAACGGGCCACGCGCTCGCGGTCATCGAAAATCAGTTTGCCCATTGCTTGTTCGTGCAAGACGTGTCTTGTAAACCTATACCACGTATCTGGCTTTTGACCAGACCGGCGCTGCTCGATGGCGACTTACCAGGACACCGCATCGACTTCAGCCGGGGTGGCAGCCGCTTCGATCGCCACCCGCTTCAGCCTCGCCAGGGTGTGCTGCGTGTTGATGTGAACCCCCATTGCCATCCCCACGGCGCTCATGTCCGCAGCCGCGAGTGTGCGCACCGCGTTGTCTGCCAGGGTCCAGTCGATGCTGAACGGCTGGCTGTTAATCGTTGCCAGTGTGGCGAGCTGCGCTGCGCCCTGGATGCGCGACTGGCTGGCGGCGTCGGAGTCGAAGCTGGCGCCGTCCCAGCTGAAGGTGCCGAACTCGGCGCTGTCGCGAGCGGCCTTGATTTCGGCCCACTTCGCGGTCTTGAGGTCGGCCAGAGTGCGCGGATCAACCCACGTCTTCGTCGTATAGTCGAACGTGTGATTATCGGACGGTTGTGTGCCTTTCGGATGCAGAACCCCGTCCTGAACGTAGTATGCCTCGACACCGGCTGTGTCCGTTGTCACAAAAGCTGTCTCGCCATCTGCGGCCTGGCCGCTGACAGCTTCGTCCTGGCATGTCCCACTGCGAAGTATCTGGCCTTCGGCACCAGCCACAATGTACTGTTTCATCGCTTGACCTCCAGCAGTGTAATTAGCCGATTGGACACCGAGTTAGAAGCGCTCGGGTCTACTTTTGCCCATAGTTTGTATGTGTAGGTGCCTGCGCTGGGCGGCGTATCCAGGTACATTGGGGCAACTCCGGAACAATCCGTCACCAACGTGGTGCCGTCCCGTGTCAACTGGTAGTCGAGGGCAGGGTTGATCGCCTGCGTAATAACGACGACTTTTTCCCCGGTAGAGACGAGCACCGCCGACTGTATCTCCGTGTAGGTGCCACCTACTGCCGCAGCGCCAGCCGTGAACGCTGACACAGGGATTGTGACTGCCTGCCCCGCCAGGTTGATCGTGTCCACCGCGTTGATCGCGTCGGCCGTGAGCGTTCCACTGAAAGTACCGGTTGCGGCAGACAGGGCGCCCCGGAACGTGGCGTTGTTCATCTCCATCTGCCCGGCCTTGTCGATCTTCCAGCCCGCGCTACCGGAGACGTAGTCGACCGACTGGATGACGTTGCCGATCTTGGCGTTGGTGATAGCCGCGTCGGCGATCTTGGCTTCGGTGATGGTGGCGTCGATAATGTGCGCAGTACCGATCTGCGCCGTGCCGATCTTCGCCGTGGTGATGGCGGCGTCCTGAATCTTCGCCGTGGTGACGGCCGCCGTTCCGATCTTGGCTTCGGTGATGGTGGCGTCGATAATGTGCGCAGTACCGATCTGCGCCGTGCCGATCTTCGCCGTGGTGATGGCGGCGTCCTGAATCTTCGCCGTGGTGACGGCCGCCGTTCCGATCTTGGCTTCGACAATCGCCGCGTCGGCGACCTTGGCGCTATCCACCGCCAGGTTGGCGATCTTGGCGTTGGTGATGCTGGCGTCGTGGATGTAGGCCGACTTCATGTATGCGCCGGCCGGGATGGTGACGCCGTTGATGACGGTCGAGCTGGTGCGGTAGAAGAACGGCGAGCCGTCCGCCGCCTCGTTGTCGGTGTTGACCGGCGCGATGGTGAAGGCGTCGGCGACGATGGCGAACTCGGAATACGGAGTGTCGTCAATCAGCGTGCTGGCCAGGCCGAAGCCGGAGACGTAGCCGTTGATGTCGACCTTGACCGTGTACTGCGCGTAAAGCTCGCCGGTCTGGGTGGCGCGGGTGGTGGCTTCGGTTTGGACGGCGGCGGTGTTCTCCGCAAGCTGTACGTTGTCAGAAACTTCCCATTCCGTGCCGCTCCACGACAGCAGGGTGTTGTCGCCTACGGTAGAAACCGATGTGGCGACGGTTGGGATGTAGCGACCGGCACCGCTGCCGGCTTCGAGTTGGGTGCCCCAAATTACAAATGACCCGGCACCACCGTCCCCCATGTCAAAAAAGCTTCCGGAGCCACCAGCAACCAGCGTCACGGCTACCCTCGTCATGGTAGCGGGCAGCGTGATTACCTCCGATGGACCATCCGCGGCATCGACGCTTAATGTTGTGGCACCAGAAATCCACAGTAGCCATGCGCTGAATGTGTAGGTGGAACCGCTGACGACACCATCAATATAATGTCGGGTTTGCGATGTCCCGGATGTGGTGATCGTGTCCGCCGTGACTGTTCCGTCCGGTGCCGCGTGCGTGTCTGTGGCCACACTCCATCCGTTATATTTTTCCCACGCACCATTGTCGACCTGCTCCGAATACGTCAGCAGGTTGGTGCTGCCGGTATCGATCCACATATCCCCCACTGCCAGTGCCGTGGGTACTGCACGCTGTTTGAAGTTGGAGTTGCGCAGGGCAACGGCAGTGGATACCAGCGTTTGGCTCGCCGTAGCCGCAGCGCTCACTGCATCGGCTTCGGCGGTATCGACATAGGCGACTGAAGCCTTGGTGGATAATCCGGTCGTCGCATGGTTGACCGCAGCCTCAAGCGTCGACACCTTGCTCGCCGTCGCCGCCACGCCGGTCGCGCCATCGTTCACCAGCGTCTCGACCACATCGAGCGCGTTGGCCGTGGCCACCACCCCGGTCGTCGCGTGGTTGACCGTGCTGTTCAGTGCCGCGATCGCCACGGCAGCCGCCGAGGTCGACCCCGCGTTGACGTAGTTGATGGCGTCGATCTTCGCCGCGTGATCGGCAACCGCTGACGCCAGGCTGTCGTAGTCGCCGATCTTGTCCCAATAGGTCGTGTTGGTCGGCAGGTTGCCGGTGGTTGGTCCCTTCGCCTGGTACAGCCCGCCGCTGTAGGTCACGGTGTCCGGCGTGTCGTAGGCGGTGGCGTTATCGTAGGCCGGAGTCGACGCCAGTTCGGAAATCTGCGCCTGCAGCATGTCCTGCGCGGTCTTGATGCGCTTCGCCACCGAGCCGTCCACCGTATCCGGGTCGTCGATCAGGTCGATCCGGGTGTTGAGTGCCGTCACCAGCTGCGACTCGGACAGTTGCCCGGTCAGCACGCCGAGCATCCAGGCGGTGTCGTTGCTGGTGGTCGCCGTCACCCCGGCGCTGGCGTTGTAGGCGCCCTCCACGTCGGCGGTCGAGACGAAGCGAATCCAGTAGTAGCGCGTCTGCGCAGTGCCTACGGGGTGCGCGAACAACTGCCCGGGTGAGGTGCCGACCATCACGGCGCTGCCCTGCACGTCCGAACTGTGCGCCCAGATTTCCGTGTAGGCGTGGTTGCCGTAGTCCGGTGCGTCCCATTCCAGCAGGATGTTGGTCATCGCGCCGGTCGCGGTCAGGTTCTCCGGCGGCGGTGGCGGCGTGTAGTCGACCGAGCCATCGCCGGCGACCACGTTGCCGTTCTCGTCGACTCGCGCCAGTCCAGTGCTGACGATGTCGCCCCAGCTCACCAGGCGAGCGAGCGGGTTGCTGGCGCCCGTCGCCGACGTGATCCACTCCTTGACGCTCGCCAGGAAGTTGACCAGGCCCGCGTCGGTGCTGGGCGGCACGTCGGGAATCGACGTCGTGTGCGACGCCCGCTGGTCGCGCCCGAGCAGGCGGTTGAGATGGTCGCGGGCGCTAGGCATTTGCCAGCTCCAGTGGTGTGCTCGCGATGTGGCAGGCCAACACCGAACTAGTGCCGGTAAGTTCGAATTCGATCGTCCGGTACTTGACGCCGGAAGGCAGGCGGAACGCTTCGGCCGACGTCACCGTTTGCGTGTGCGCGGCTGTGCTGGAGCCGTCGAGGTAGAGCTTGAACGTCAGTGCGGTGTAGTCGGCGGCGATCACCTGGGCGCAGCCGAGGTTCTCCTTCCTCGGCAACTGAAAGCGCTTCGACTTCCAGGTGTAGGTGAGGTTGCTGCCGGCGTGCAGTTTCTTCACCGTGTCACCGCTGACCAGAAACAAGGCGTCGACCAGCGGGTCGACGTAGGCCGCGTCGGCGGTGACGGTGTGCGGGGTGAACGGACCGCTCGGGTCCGCCGGGTCGAAGATGAAACTGGCGGTCGAGTGGAATCCGTAATAGCGCTCGTCGTGGATGTAGCCGTGCAGCGTGCTCGGGGTCAGCAGCGCCTGCCACTCCTTGCGGCTGAAATACGGCTCGGTCAGCGAGCGGTGGCCATCGAGACCGACGTACATGAGTCCGTCCGGGCTGGCGTAGATGCAGCCGTTGCCAGAGCGGGCGATCGAGCGCTTGGAGACGCACGCCTGGTCGATCGGGACCGGCGCCAGCGACAAGTTGTCGGGGTGGCTACCGGAGATCAGATACGGCGTGCCGTTGGTCAGCACCAGCAGCGAGTTGCCGAACGCGCACAGGCCGACGACGTCATAGTCGACCGTCAAGATGTAGTCCTGCGGCCAGGCGTGCGGGTGCCACGGGTCGCAGAAGTACACGTCCTTGCCAACGAAGCCTGCGAAGATGCCGTTGCCCATCGCTGTCAGGCCCTTGAGCCCGTCCGGCGGCGCATCCCACGTCAGCGACGGCAACACCTCGCCCAGGTTTGCGGCGGTGACGGTATCGGCATACGACGTGCTGGCGATCACATGGGTGCCGACGTAGTAATAGTTGGTGCCCTGGCTGCCGGTCGCGGTGCGATAGATGCGCCGGTGGGTGACGTTGTACGCGCCCGCCGGCCCCGCTTCGAGGCTGGACAGCGTGACGGTCTGCCCCGGGATCATGTCGACCGAAACCACGGGTGACGGCGCGCTTTCTTCCTCGAAGCCGCCGTAGTTGCGCACGTTGGTGTAGACGTAGGCGCGCGTCTCGGTCACCGCGCCGGTGTCGCCAGTGCCCGTCACCCCGGCGGCCGCGGCAGCCGTCGGGGCCGGGACAGCCAGGTTATAGCTGGAGAACGGCAGCGGCGAACCCGCCGTTGCCAGCGCGGTGTCGGTAAACTTAGGCAGGCCGTCGCCGGTGAAGTAGGTGCGCTCGCCGGTCTCGCCCGCGATCAAGCTACGGCAGACGTCAACTTCGGTGAGCCAGGACAACCAGTGCTGGGTGTCCGACGCCGCGCTGTGGCCCATGCGGTAGAGTGTCAGTTTGGTGCCGACGCGGTCAGTGATCGTCGAGACATTCGACGCCGCCGCCAAGGGTTCGAGCAGGCCGCTACGCAGCCGGCAGTTGCTTGCGGTCTGCGCCTGGTTGGGCCGCAGGGTGTGCGGCGCGAACCGCGGGGCGATGCCGGAGAAGCCGGAAGTGGAGATCAGCATAGCCAGGTCCCCGCGTAATACGCCAGGGTGCCCGCCAGCCCGCCCGCGGCGGTGGCCAGGGCGTCACGCACATCCGGCGTGTGTGTGGCCCGGTGGCGTGCGTCGTACTTCTCCTTGAGCGCGCCGGCGAGCAGTGCGACCGAGGTGGCAAACAACAGCGACAGCGGTGCCAGGGTCGCGGCGATCGCGTACCCGGAGAGGAAGTGGGCCTGCTTGTCGAGCGCGATCACTCTGCCGTCCCGCCGACTTTCTGCACGAAGCTCGCGAGAAACTGCGCGGCGCGGTTGCTGTTGACATGTTCGTCGTCGCGGCTCTCGGCGCGGTACACGATGTAGTCGGCGATCGCATCCGCGAGCACGGTCGGCAACCCGGTGTCTTCACTGACCGTATACTCGCCCGGCACCGCGACGTAGGTGACGTCGAGCTGCTGGCTGGTGTCTGCGGGCGGATATACCAGAAAACGCCGGGGATGGCCGTCGACCCGCATCCAGTTGAGCGCGGCCGCGGCAGTCGCGTTGCGCCAGCTCGGCATGAAGCTGTCGAAGTCGCTGCGCTCGGCCGCGGTCAGGGCGTTGCCGCCGACGACATGGTTGACGCGCACCAGCGACAGCGCGGTGGCTACGGGCAACTCTTGCTCGACCCCAGCCGCGCAGGTCAGGGTGGTGTCGGCGTAAAAAAGCGCGGGCATCACCCGGGCCGCGAGCACGTCGAGGCAGTCGTTGGCGTAGCCCAGTAGGTCGGCCGCCGAGTAGCGCACCACGTCCGGGTCGTTGAGAATCGTGCGTGCGGTGGCGATCGGGGTAGAGAGCTGCAAACCGGCCATGGGTCACCTGTCAGAGAGGCGAGACCGCGACGTGCATCGCAGCCCCGGTGTTGCCCATCGCCACTTGCGCGGCGGCGGTGGCGACGGCGTCGTCGTACAGCCCCTGGAAATAGCCGGCCAGCGCGGCGTTGGCCCATGGCCGTCCGACTTGCGCCAGCAGCTGCGCCTTGGCGCCATTGGCGACCGCCTTCGCCCACTCGTCGAACAGCACACTCGGCACCGTGGTCGCGGTGCGGACGGGACGCAGCACCAGGTCGAACTCGAGAGTCGCCGCGGTGTCCGGCACCGGCGCCAGGGTGACCTGGCTGCGCGTCGGCGAAAAGTAATAGGTCGGGGTGCCGCTGTCGGTGCGCTCGGACAGCAGCGTGTACGATGCCGCGTTGGTCGGGGTCAGCTCCACGCCGTCGTTCAGCACGGCGCGCAGTCGCGCAGGGTAGAGCGTGGCGTCTGTGGGGGTGAGGCTGTAGGTCTTGGTGCTGGCGACCAACACCTGCTCGACGATCTCAGACAGCAGCTCGGAGCGGGTGCAGAAGTCGATGCAGGACTCCAGGATGGCGTCGAGCAGAAGCGGCTCGGCGCACCCCGGCACCTCGGGACGCACGTATTTCGCGAAGTCCGTCAGCGCCGCGGTCATGCGTTACTGGCCGGTCGCCAGGTGGCTGTTCATCAGCGCGTGGATTTTGGTGCGCATGTTCTCGACTTTCATGTTCGGCTGCAGCGTCTGGCCGAAGTGCGACTTGGCGTAGACGATCAGCGCCTCGCGGTCCATGGTGTCGAGCGGAACCAGCGGCGGCAGCTCGACTTCGGGCTGCTTGGGCGCTTCGGTTTCGGCGGGCACGATGCCCAGATCGGCGAGGCTGTCGGCGGCGGGGGCTTCACCCTCTGCGCGCGCCCACACATCGGGGTGCTTCAGCAGTTTGTAGGCGACGTCCTCGGTGCAGAAGTGCACCACCTCGCTGTCGAACCACACCAGCTTGGTGCCGGCGACGGTGTCGGGCTGCGGGCGGTTCTTGATGCCTACGTATTTGATGCCGATCAGGGTGCTCAATCGTGTCTCCTTGAATGGGGTCCACGCCCCTGGGCGTGGAGAAACGCGCCGGTCGCCCAGCGCGTCGGTACCCGGCATACGCTGCCGGGTGGGCTACTTAGGCTGCGCCGTTGGCCATGCCGTAGGCGGTGGCCGTGGCAACCCCGGCAGCGCCGGTGGTCAGCGCCGACAGTTGCAGGTCCAGGAAGCAGTCGACTGCGGTGGTGACCGGCTCGAAATTCAGCGGGTAGAGCGCTGCCGTCACCGCGCCGACGGCTTGAAGCGTGGCCGTGGTGCCGGAGCCGCCGACGATCGGAACCGAGGCGCCGTCGCACGCGGTAAGTTGCCAGTTGCCGCTCCACGCGGCGGCGAAAGCGGTCGCGATGCGGACATTGACGTCGGCCAGGCGGGTGCCTGCCGGGATGCGGCAGAAGCGCAGGATGTCGGTGGTGGAACTGGGGGTGCCAGTCACCTTGCCGTCGTAGATGACGGCTTCGCCCTGGCCGGCGGGGATGGGTTTGCTGTTGAGATCAGCGGGTGCAAAAGTCGTTGCCATGGTGGTTCTCCTGAATTCAGTGGAAAGACGCGCCGGGATCAGCCGGCGCGTTCAGTCGTGCTTAGGCGTTGGGCTTCGCCACCACGGTGTCGACCACGATCACGCCGTGGTCGGTCGGGGTGGTGGAGCCATCGGAGTTGGGGTAGCTGAAGCGGAGCTTCGCCTTGCCGCCCATGACGTCGGCCGCCACTTCGAGGTTGCGCTCGAAGTTGTAGGGACGCTCCATCCAGGACATGTGGTAGTCGCCGGACTGGTTGCGGCCGTACACGGTGGCGAGTGCCTGGGCGCCGAGCAGCAAGCCGCGGTGCACGACGTGGGTCGTGGACAGACCGGCAGCAACGGTGACGTCGGTCTCGGTGGCGGTCGCGGCGTTGGCGCTGGTGACGTGCTTCAGCACCTCGGAGGCGCCGAACTGGATCGCCATGCGGTCCATCTTGCGCACCAGGATGCCGTTCCAGATGCCCGCCTCGCCGGAGAACAGCGGGTGCTTGGAGCCGTAGCTCTTGCGGTTCCACGCGTTCTGCAGGAAGGTGCGCCAGGTGTTGCCCGCGGTGCCGCCGGTCAGGATGCTGTTCCACATCGCGCTGGTGACGTACATCACCCACAGCGGCTCGTCGGACGCGGCAGGGTCGTCGGCGATCTTCACCGGCTGCAGCGGGAACTCCATGCTGTCGAGGCGGTTACGCAGCTCGTCCAGGTGCTCCAGCTTGAAGCTGTCGTCGGTGGCGACCGAGGCCAGCTGCGCGCCGCCCTGGACCAGCGAGGTGCCGTCGGTCACGAAGTGGCGGTTGTAGGTCGGCGCCTTGACCGTGTTGATCGCGATCGGTGCGAAGTCCGCGTTGGCCGTGGTCGCGGTGGTGGCTGCGTACTGCAGCGGCACGACCCAGTCGACACCGGTCTGCGAGCCACGGGCGCCGGCCAGGTGCACCAGCGACAGCTGGTCGTCGAGGCGCGGGAAGTAGGAAGCCAGCTGGGCCATGGCGAGGCCGCGCAGCTGGTGCACGGTGCGCTGCTGGGCCATCCTGCCGCCGGCGTCGACCACCTTGGTCAGCAGGTTGATGCTGATGTCCATCGAGCTCGAGGTCAGGGACGAGCCACGGCCCTCGGCGTTGACGTCACCGACCAGCGGCGCGCCGCCGATGGTGTTGAACATGTCGACCGAGATCGTCTCGCCAGCGCTCTTGGAGAGGTCGGTGACACGGACGATCGGCATGTCGGGGCTGGTCTGCCCCTTCATCTTGGCCTCGGCGTCGCTCTGTTTGGGCGCGGCGCCGGTGATCTTGTTGGAAAAGCCCGGGGCGCGGACGGTCTGCGCGAACAGCGCGGCGCCGAAGACTTTGCGTGCCAGTGCACTACCGGCGGCTACTTGGGTTTGACTCATGATGCTATCTCCAGTAAGGGT